GCACGCTTCGTTGCGGCACATGCGACCAAACCGCTGTTTCAATGCGGTCCATATTTCCTTCGGGTCGTTCGTTTCAATGCGGGCGTCCGGATGGCGCACATTCCAACCGTCTCTTAACTTGTGCAGTGCGTAGTTGTCGTAGCATGTGAAATAATGCTCTTGCACCGGGCCGCACTTCAGCCGTTCAAAATCGTATTTTCTCGCAGTTTTATTTCTTAGGCCACCGCGACGTTTGCTGGAACGTCGCAGACGCCGCCTTGAACCCATTGATGCGCGTTTCATTTTCATGGTTTCAATTCGATTGTTCGATTGCTCAATTGTTCGATTGCTCTATTGCTCAATTACAATATGAAAATACTTTAAAATAACTCACAATTTAAAAATCTACAAATCCGCAAATCTAAAAATCTACAAATCAACGGCTTTTGGTTTGGATGGCTTGGGCTTAATGTCTTTGGTTTTAAATTTGGGGTCATCCAGATTGATTTCTTTCATTTGGGGGATGGGCACGCGATTGCTGTGCGCCGACGCGGCGGGCGTGGTTTTGATGACGTATGTGTCCAACGTGGGCGCGTGCGGTTTGTGCTTGTCGAATGACATCATTATCTCCAGCTTTCGCTTGGATGAATCGTTTAGATTGGGTTCAGCGGCAGCATCATCGTCGTTGGCATTATCATCATCGTTGTCCAAATTATCGGCGTCTGTTTCCACTATGGGCGGCAAATATCCTATTGCCACGCACTCCGCCAAGTGCTCTTCCTGCAGCGTGTCATTTTTGTCTTTGTTTCTGAAATACGTGATGCACGCCTTGGCATAAGCTTCGAATGCCTGAATCACAAATATGTCGTTGACCGTTTCCCCCTTCAGTAAGTCACGCGTCATTTCCGTGATCCTCTTTTTGTAGAAGCGCTTGGCTTTCTCGTATTTCCCAGTCAGGTCCGCTTCTTTGTTTCGCAGGTACCGCTCATACTGTGGCTGGTTCACCATGAGGTCCAGCGTGACGTGGTCAACTTGGTCCAAATTCAGGTTCATCTGGTTTTATTTTTATTCACAACAATGAATCTAATATTATAAATCAATTGCATATTATGTGCAAATATGCAATTGTTCCTGAATTTAGCGCAGCAATTTCTCTCAATGGAATGCGATGGTTGTGATTACCCTTGGTTCTCCGCCGAATACACGTCCTTCAATAGTCGTGCCGATGGGTCCAGCACGCCCTCGCAAAACGGGTGCCTCCAAAAATACGGAATCGTCTCGGCGCGCCCCCCTCCAGGAAAATGACGCTCAAACACCGTCCTGTAATAGTAGCTCTCTTTGTCATAGGGCGCATTGTGCTTATGCTTATTCAACTCGTTCGCAACACTCAATTCCACATCGCTCACGCGCTGGTCCACGTATTCTTTGATGATTTGCACCCAGGTGCGGTCGTGCCCGCTCACGCCGTCACTGAACGCCTCCTTGCGCCGCCACATGACATCCTCCGGAAGCAACCCCTCAAACGCCCGACGCAGCAGGTGCTTTTCCACGGCATAGTCCGCACCTTCCCCGAACCGCTTCATCCACGGCGGCAGGCTCATCACGAATTCCAAGAACGTCTTGTCCGCAAACGGCACGCGCGCCTCCAGCCCGGCGCCACTGATGCTCTTGTCCGACCGCAGCAGGTCGAAGCAGCGCACGTCGCGCACCATGCGCACATTCTCTTGGGCAAACGCGTGGTCGCTCGGCGCTTTGGTGAACCCGCGATACGACCCGAAAATCTCGTCGCTCATGTCGCCGCAGAAAATCACCACGTTGTCCGTGTGTTCATAAATGTATTTGCTGACCAAGTAGTTGCCCACCGACGCGCGCACCGTGGTGGTGTCGTAGCTCTCAATCTGGTAAATGGTGTCGTCAATCGCATCCAAAAACTGCTGCTCCGTCAGGCACACCTCGTGGTGCCGCGTGCCCAGGTGCTCCGCCACGCGCCGCGCCCACTTCAAGTCCACGGACCCCTCCAGCCCAATGGCATACGTGTTGACAACCGCGCCCGGCGGCATGTGGTTCACAACGAGCGCCGTCACTATCGAGCTGTCCAGGCCGCCCGATAAAAGGCAGCCCACGGGGCGCTCGCTCATCAAGCGCTTGCACACCGCCAGCTCAAAGAGGTTGCGCACCAAGGTGCATGCTCTCGTCTCGAACTGTTCTTGCGTTGCATTGACGTTGTCGTGCAGTATAGCTGTGCCGAAATTATACACATAAGGCACCTCCAGCGTTTCATCCAACCGCAGTTCGCCGTAATACTCCTTCAAACCCGTTTCGAACTTGGGATGACCGGTGTCGTCGCTTTGAACCTTGGACAGCGTCATGTAGCACCCACCGGGAAACTGCTCCACGTGCGCGCAGTGCGCAAGCGCTTTCATTTCACTGGCAACGGAAATGTCATGATTGTAGTCGCTGGAACTGCCGGTGTAAAGCGCTCTAACGCCAAACGGGTCACGCGCAATGTGCACCAGGTCGCGCTCCGTGTCAATCAGAACCAACGAAAAAACGCCGTCCAACTCTTTCAACGTCGCGCGCATGTCGCCATTGAACAGCTTGTATAAATGGATGATGACCTCGCAATCCGACCCGCTTGCACACTCGAACCCGTACTTGTTTTCTAGCTTCGCATGGTTGTAAATCTCGCCGTTGCAAATCAGCTGGCATCCCAACAAGTTGAATGGCTGGTCGCCGCTGGAGGTCAGGCCATTGATTGCGAGGCGATGAAACCCGACGCACCGCTGACCAGTGACATTGAAACGACTGTTGTCGGGCCCACGGTGAGAGATTTTAGCAAAATTGGATTGCAGGGTTCGCAGCACGGATGTTTTAATGCGCCCGCGTTCTCGAATGGATTCGTAGTAAAAAATGCCGCACATCGGTGAATGGAAAAATGGAAAATGGCAAACTTAATAAACAATGAACTAAACTCTTTAAATGAGTGTTCAAAAATATTAAATAATATATTTGCATATTACAATTACAACACATTCAACACATTCAACACATTCATAACCAGACCCATGTCCGACCGATTTTATGGCGTCCCAACGGGCGTCGCGTATTGTCAGCAAGAGCGAACCGAAGAATTGAGCCAGCGCATGAGAGAACGCAACATTCCGTCGGCCCCCCTGCAACCGCAGCTGGGCGCGCGACCCGTGCTCACCAAATACGCCATCATGCCCATTCTGGACCAGCGCGCCCAAGCAACCGTGCCCATCATGAATTATCCGATTTACAACCCGGAGCGGGTGTTCAATCCGGGCAGCGCGGTTGCGCCGTGGTCGGGCTACGCCACGGCAGTCAACGTGGAATCCACGCTGCGCAGCCAGTTTTTTGGGCTGCAAAAATGCGACCAAGCCGAATACGTCCCGTCATCCAAGAGCGACCTATACAATGTGCGCATTGACTCGCGACAAATTCATCAAACCCACCCTCTCTTGTTTCGAACGGAGAAGTTTGACCCCATGAACCCGGATTGCTTCAACCTGGCAAACCGCACGTTCAACAATTCCACGCGCACGGAACTTAAGAATGTTGAATGAATCATGTTATTTTTTTAATGTATAGTATATTTAATACTGTAGATTTTATAAGATTTTGTAAAAATGGATGAAGACCCAACTCCAAACCCAACTCCAAACCCAAACCAACTATTGTTTGATTTCATACAACACCAAACATATGGCACCATGATTAATCCACCATTTTCCAGACAACATGAAAGACAAACCGGTGTCATCATGGCCATGATGAGACACATTGAACCATTGTTGATGACAATGGGATATTTTGATGCCCATGTTCAAGCTCTCATCGAGATGGAAGAAACTCATCATGAAACCACTGAAAGCATCAGAGATAAAATGTTGAATTACACTCCCGAAACCATGATGAGCACTTTTATACCCGGTTTAACGCGCAACGTGTTGGCGTTGAATCACAAAATAGCGCACAACCCTCGCCTGAAACGCGATGCATTGCAAATGGCACAACAAACAATTCCGTTGGACCTCATTGTTCTCATGCAGACGCCAGGCATTGAAATTCTTTGGCAACCGTTGATGCTTGACCCCATGACTGGAGAGTTGTCGGTTGACAGTTCGTTCAATGACAAATTGATTGAAGTAAATGCCCAAATGACCGATGCATTCCTTGCTTTGAACAGATTCAAGCGGGAACATGCACCATCTCCGCCTTCGGCTGGAAGGCTTCCTCAGTTTCTCAGGCGCACGCCACATTACGGTTTCCCCACTGCATCCATTTCTCCTGGAAACACAGTGGCGGCATCAATGCTGCATGTTCCAGTTGCACCAGTTGCACCAGTTGCACCAGTTGAGCCACATTCACCGCGAGGGGCACACCGGCTGCAGCCGCAAGAGGATGCAGTGTTGTTGTTGGAACCAGAATCTCCACGACATTCCCCTACACCCATGGAGGTGGGGACATCATCGCAACATGACAATAGGATAAGTTATGCCGTCTTAATTCATGGAGAGACAATGTCACCCTCATGGGTTGAATATCCAATTGCACCAGAATTTAGTGATGTGCGATACACTTCTCCTTACGTGGGTCAAAGTGCCCCATTCGCATCAATCCGAGAACGAGGCGCAGTTGTGGTCCCTGGTTCAGAGTTCGTTTCGACAGGCAATCCGAATGAAGATGAATACATACGCGTCATATTAGGAAATACTGGCGAACAATGTCCGCGTGGTGATGGATGGGTGGGGTTAAATCCAATGCGATTTTTCTCTGATCCACCAGACGAAATCCTTCCCCATAGACGGGGTGCTGTTTCTCAAACCGGTATATGGGCATTCAGGTCAATTAATGGAAGGATTATAGAGAGAAGACATGTGATTGATTATGCACAATTGAACCATTTGCACAACACCGACCAAGGTTATGGAACATATTGCAAGTTGTTTGGTATAATAGAACAAGACGCGAAACAAGTTCGCACAAACACACATGAATCCGTGTCATTTAAAATAAACATTGTGTTTCATGTTTGTCGCGCTGGTCACATGGTGGAAACTATCCCATATCTTGGAATTAATGATAAATTCATGGTTCAAGACATGACAGTCAGAGACCGTGTCATTGACAAACGTTTGTACAAATATCCAAATGAAGCGCGCATCCTGAAAGTGGAAGATGTGCCGTCCACTCGTGTCATTGAAATGCTTGGGTTCAATTTCTCGAGTCGCCAACTGGTTAATGCACCGCCATTGGGAGTTCGCAATGTGCGACAGGGTTTGCATTTTGTGAGTCAAGGGTGTTTTTACAATTTAATGGTTTATCTTGGGATAATCACGCATCATGCCGGAGAAGTATTGACGTTAATTCAAAATGAAGGAATCACTTCCAGAATGTTTCTGAATTTCTTTGAGTTGATGAATAGAACCGGGAGTGTCCAGAATTTAAGACGATTCAACCCGGAAACAAGTGAATTTATAGTCGAACGCCTTCCAATTGTTCCAATCCAAGAAAACATTGCACTTGTTCCCACCAATGGAATTTCCAAACTATTGCATGTTATGCTAACCATGTCTCAGACGTTTTATCAAACCATGTTAAAAGGCACAACGCCGCCCGCACATGCAATTTTGGTCAAGTTAATGCACAGACGACGAACCGACCGCCCAGAACTAGTGGACACAGAAGAACTCGGACATTGGGTGTCGTTCACCATCGACCCAGAAGATTTGATTCAAGCGCAAATAATCGAAAAATCATTCGGTTTGCCATCAGACAGCACTCATGAACGTGTCATCATTTCACGTGCGCCCTGGAGATTCGTGGACCCACAGGGGCTGTCAATCCAAACTGCCAAACGACCGAATGGGACGGACTATTCTTACACTGTTCCAATGTCGTTTAAACAGTTGCGAACATTGAATGAAGTGTGTTTATTATTGAATGAATTTGTGCCAAAATTCAGTCACATTGACTTGTTTTACATTGCATCCCAAGAAGCCCAAGGCTTGGTTTTCTCTCCTTCACAAATTATGAACAGTATTCTGCCTCGTGGAGGCAAGCATCGCAGAACCAAGAAACACTTGAAAAAATGCAAAACCAGGTCCAAACGGAGCAAACGGAGCAAACGGAGCAAATTCAACAAACGGAGCAAACGCCACAGCAAACCGTAATGGGCAGGGTAACTGATTTTTTAAATCATATGAGTCGTCTGAATCATACGATGAAAATGAATTAATGCAATCATTCGTTGAGTGAGGTGTGCTTAAAGTGAGCCGAGCATTGCGCCGACGTAGCCCGACGTGTAATAGTACACAACAGCGAACACGACGGCATGCACGAACGCAACCACGTGCTTGGAACCGTTGGGCGGGATGCGCAACAGGACGTTGGGGCTAAGCACGTAAAACAGGAAAACCAAATAAATGAAGCTGGAAAAGTTGAACATTGGATGAGTTTATACAATACCCAAATAAAAAAAATAAAAAATGGGTGGCATGTTTGCTAAATGTCACAATGTCACAATGTCACAATATCATAATGACAAAGTTTTAAGGTTTCTTCTTTGTTTTTTGTTTTGAATCCGATTTTTTAATAAGTTTGAATGAATCCGAATCCAGTGGTTTAGCGGCGCCATTGAAAAACTCGGTCAAGTGTTCCATGATTTTCTTGCTGATGATTCGGTCAATTTCTTGTTCCATCGGGTCTTTTTGCGACGACCGAAACTTGGGCATGAACTGCAAAATTCGGTGTCCAAATTGGTCTGCACCAATGCCAACCACAGTGTTTCGCAGCGCGCTGGATTGCATGAACCGGTCCACCAATGTTTGCACGCTCAGCTCATGCACATACGGCTTCACATTGATGTAATACACCTGGTCGTGCTCCATTTGCGAATGCATTTGGTCGTCCAAAAAGCACACTTCCACGTTGGACGGCAGCTTGGTGCACCGCATGAAATCATCATACGTTTTGTCGTGCGTGGTGCGACCCATTTCTATGATTTTGCCGTTGATTTTAAACGCCGCCACAATTTTGTCAAACATGTGTCCGCCCAGTTTGGATTCAATGTATTTAATGATGTGCTCGACCCATTCTCGCGGCCCGTTGTTGTTCGTGTAAATCATGACCCCGCAGCATTCTTTCGACTCCTTTTTCGTTTTCAAGAACCGCAACAGGTCCAGAATGTTGGGACGCAGGAATTCAGGGAATGCGTTCATCAAATGATTGAACTGCACGTATTGCATTGTTGGGTCGTTGTTCCACACCGTTTTGGTGAGGGCATCGCAGAAAATTCCCAGTTCAACAAAGTATCCAATGGTTTCATCCACATCAAGCACCACTATTTTTTTTGAGGGGGGTGTCGTTGTCATGACAATTTCCACTAAATGTTTATGCGTATCAAATCACTTAATGTAAATTTAAGCTATAATATTTCTATATTTAAAATTATATGACTATTTATGTGTTTGACTCATATTGTGTAATTGCGCGCCACGCTTCAAAAATATTTTTTTATAAGCGTTTAATAGGAAACCGGGTTTGAACGTTTTTGTTTTAGGGTTTAGGCATTCGACTTAATTTAAATTCCATTGTGAAGACACAGAACGAACCATGTCCAACATGAAAATGACAAAATCGGATTATGAGAAAATTCTCTCGTATTACAAAATTCCAACTTCCAATTTAAGCAACGCTGAATTGAAGCGGAAGGCGGAAGAGATTCTGGCGACCAAGTTGTGCAAGTGCATCAAAGCCGTGGAGAAAAAAGTGGGAACTCAAAACGCACTTGCGCTTTGCACTTCCAGCGTGGTCGAAAAAAAGGGATTGAAATACTTTGACATGTCCTGTAAAGGTCGGGCCCAGTTCCATCCTCGCAAGGGAACCAGCGGGCGAAGACGACATGCGTCGTTGATTGCCAAAACGCGCAAAAATATTATATCTGCCAATTGATATGACAGCATAAGCCTACCGACAATGGTGTTCTTCTTCATTGCAGATTTGGCGCTCACGATTGCATTCAAGGCGACCACATGGTGTTTAGTAAAAACATACAATGGCATTGCTTATCTTGTGTCGCGCACACGCAACCCAGTTGTTAACAATGATGGCAATGAGGGCAATGATGGCAATGAGGGCAATGAGGGCGACGAGTTTGTTGTAATCTCGCGCGAAGATTACCGTGCTCTGCAACGCAAGCACGGAAAACCAATGCTTCATCCGGATGAGTCAGTGTCGCTGCCAGAGTCATCTGCATCATCCAAATAATCCATCGCGGCAAGAATCACGCGTTCTTGAATGCTGAGCCGCTGAAAAATGACGGCTTCATCCATGATGACGTGAAACATGGCGGGGTTGGGGTGCGTTTTGCACAAAAGTTGCACTCCTTTTTGGCCGATTTTGATGTCGCAGATGATGCCGCCCCTTGCAAGAGAGAGATTTTCCGGATTTTTTAAATCAATCCATCGAATGTATGAACCGTGAAGCAGCCCATTTAAATCATCCACGTGCCGATAATCTCTCAACTTGTGAAAGTAATCTTCCAACACCGAGCGGTTGAACCCAAGTTGTTGCAGTTGGCGCCACTTTTCTGCATTGATTTTGCGCGTGGTTAAATTTGACACGGATGCATTGTTCTCGTTTTCAAGCGCTTTTTCAAGTGCGGACATGTCCACCTGTGGCGCCGCCGCCGCCGCCACATTCATTGATGACTTCATTCTACGGTTTGGTGTGCCTTTACTATGCAGAGCATGCAATGTGTTTATATTTTTTATCAAAAAACATAAACAATATAAACCCATTTATATTATTATTATAGCGATAAATGTTTAGAGTCATTCGGAAATTTATTAAAAAAAGGATAATGAATGCATTCGATTCAAGTGGCAACGTTGATGTGAAACCGTCGTCATACGTGCCCGCCCCCGTGTCCGTGATTGCAAGTGTGTCTGCGGGTAATAAATCCAATGGCGTCATTGACGATGATGACGACAATGATGATTACATGTATGAAAATGACATGGAGGTAATCGCCAAATGGAACGCAGCCGCAAAGGACGATGTTGCCACGCTGATTGCGATGGTTCGGCAACTGTATTTTTTTTCGGACTTTAAAAAAACCACGGTGCGAACATATGGATTGAGCAAGGATGATGTTGCATACTTCATTGGCAAGACAAGGCGCCGCCCAGCACTTCTAATTGACGTGTCGGACGTCAACATTTACGACCACCCGCAGATTCACAACCTGTGGCGCAACATGCGTTCCATCATTGGGATGCATCGAACGTCCCATTTCATGGTGCGCGTGGAACACGCGTTCGACAATTCCCAAATACAGTCGGAGCATTTCGTGGTTTCGAGGGTCATGAAAATTCAAAATAAACCCAACATGGTGGTCGGTTGTGGAATTGATTCGGAACATCACATCGTGTTGCCAATCAACGTGCAACTGAAAAACATTTTCAAAATACCGCCCGACATTCGCACAATTTTTCACCACATTTCATACAGCATTCAGCCGATTGTGATCAACACTCAAACATTGGACTCGTGGTTCAAGCGAGACCCGCATGCCACAAATGACCAGCTCATGCATTTGTGCATTCAACTGGCAGAAGCACTCTCTTATTTGCACAACCTGAACATTGTGCACGGAGACATCAAACCGGGCAACACGTTGGTGAAATGCGCCCCCCCTTCTTCGCTTTCGCTTTATTTGGTGGATTTCGGAATGTCTGGGAGTGCCGACTTCAGTGACGGCACTGGAGGGACCCGACCATTTTGCGCACCTGAAACCGGAAACGGGTCAAATGTGTCGAAAAACATGGAAATGGACATATACAATTGGACAAAGGTCCAAAAACATCATGACGTGTGGTCAATGGGGTTGATGTTTTTCACTATGATTGCATTTAGGCGGTCGTATGTTTTCCCAAAAGACTACCCTTCCGACTTTTTTGAACAAACCGGACACATCAATCCCGAATACTTTGACAAAATTCAGAATGAATCCATGCGTAACTTGTTTAAGCGCGCACTTTCGCCGGCACAAGAACGCATAACTGCTGATGAATTTTTAACTCTGGCCAGAAGCATTCAGTCCAACGGTGTCCGCATTGATGAGCTCGATGCCGCCACTGCTGATGCCGCCACTGTTGCCGCCTGCATCGACGGCATGAGCAGTGGCGGCACTAGCAGCGGGAACCGCGACCAAAGTTGAGTCGCGTCGGGGAAGTGCTGTTATTTTTTTTTCAATCGTGTCGCGCTTCACGTTTTGCTGTTGCAGAAGCCACATGCACAGCTTGTCCAGCACGCTGATGGTGTTCATGTACGTTCGGTACTTGAAACAGCAAATGGTTGCCCCTGCCCCTGCTCCTGCACCCATTGTTTCAGGAAACTGAATGCTGCACCACCAATACGCCGGTATATAAATGATTTGACCGGCGCGCAACTCAACGTCCATCGTCTTGATTTTGTCAAAATCCGCGCGATACTCGGCCTGTATTTGCCACGGGTTCACGGGGGAACGGAACTCAAAATTGTCGTAGTCGGACACGGGATACAGATACTTGCTGGCATGAGGCGCAATGAGTCGCATTTTGACGCTGCCCTGCGTCACCAGGTAATAGTTGCGATAGTTGATGTCGTATCGAAGCGGGGTTGTGGTTCCAGGGGATGCGCACATCACGTCATACATGCATTTGGACACCATCGGCGGCCGCAAAAATGCGTCATTGTATTTGAATGTTTTAATGAGCCCGGTTTCTTCCAAAAAATCGCCGTTGTTTTCGCTGATGTAGCGCGACTCCTTGTCGCTTCGAAACGACTCCGCCGCGGCGTGCAGTGTCAACGGGACGTATGGTTCGGTTGCATCGGCCTCGTCCGCGGCGTCCTTCACATTGCGAAGCCGCACGTCAAATGCGCCGTATGCGGCACGAATTGCATTCAACGTGCACGATTCCATTAATCTCTCGTTCGGATAGTCAAACAGCACCGGCTGTCGCAAGTCACACACTTCCTCCAGTTTGTCTTTGGACGGTTGGTCTATTTCGTACACCTCCAAATCATTGCTGGTTTTCATGTGGAAGTAAATGTGCAAATAAAAGAAGAGAATTACGCAAAATATCAAGACGGCAAACACTGATTGCATTTCGGGGTTATCACTATTATTGTATTGGGTAGTGTTTTTTTAAATGCTTATGTTTATTTATATGCTACAATAATTTCATATAAATATTACGAGGCACATTGGTGCGCCATTAATCCACGGATTGCATGCTGGTTCCAGGGTCTATCACATCCAGATGAATGTTGTCTTCTTCGTCTTCCTCTTCCTCTTCTTCTTCCTCTTCGGCCGCAGCCACAGGCGCAGCCACCGGCGCAGTCACAGGCGCAGCCACCGCAGGCGCAGCCACCACAGGCGCAGAGACAGACTGTGTCAAACCTTGACTAATCAATTTCAGCAACATGATGTTCATTTCATTGATGGTCTTTTGTTGGGCGTGAAGCAATTCACGCAATTCTCGGTTTTCATTTTGCACCGTGTCGATTTGTTCAATGATCTCAGACAAGTTCGAGTTTGTCATGATGTTGTCCACAATTCCGGACACAAACTCATCATCGGTGAGGAGAGAATGTTTGGTTTGTTCCAAAACAAGGTGGGAACCAATGCGCCCAGACTCTGCGCCAGAACTAGCCTCCAGTGCTCCGTCGGGCAATCCATCAGGAAATGACCCGGATTCAATGAAATTCAAACGGTTCTTAAGTTCATCTATGGTTTGACTTTGTTGAAACAGTATTGTGTCCATTTGTTTCATTAGATAAATGGGTGGCATTGGCCAAGTTAGTCCAGGCGATTTGGCGGATGTTGTTGCCTTTTGATTTCCAGATGGTTGCTGCTGCTGCTGTTGTCGCGACTGCTGCTGCTGCTGCGGTTGGGTTTGTCGCGATTGGTGTGGTTGTGGTTGTTGTTGCTGTTGTTGTTGTTGTTGCTGTTGTTGCAACATTCGTTGCTGTTGTTGCATCATCAATTGTTGGCGTTGAGCGGCAGTGATGTTTGCTAAAGAAGGCGAAGGCGCGGGCGCAGACCCCGGTCGTTGTATCATTGGTTGAGAAGTTGTGGGGGGTTGAAGCTGATTGGCGCGACGTTTTTTGGCTGCAGAAATGGATGCTGAACTGCTCATAGTGTGTGTGTGTGTGTGTTTAAATGGACATAACACTATAATTTTATATTATTTGCGCATTAATAGTTCTAATGCTTTTCATTATTTTCATTATTTTCATGCAGAACAACAATGATTTGAATAAAAATTGAAATCAATTAAACACAAAATGTGTGTTCATGTATCAATCAGATTCAGCAACATGGCAGAACCGAATTCCTTCCGTTTATTTGATTTTCAGGTGCGTGATGATGTTCCCGGCACCAACAGTCGCAGCAGTGGCAGCAGCGGTTCCAGCGGGTCCGGTGGTTTAAAAAAACACAACAAGGACAGAAAAAGGTTTGTGATTCAAATGTTTGGCATCAATGAACAAGGCAGCACGTGTTGCATCAGTGTTGCAAATTATGAGCCCTTCTTCTATGCAAAAGTACCAGAATCATGGGGGTTTGATGCCAAGGCGCGCTTCATAACCGAGTTGAAAACCGCAGTCGGAAAATACAGCGAGGATTCCATATTGGTGGACGAGTGCAAGCTCATCCGACGCAAGGCGCTGTACGGGTTCGACGGCGGCAAGGACCACAAATTCCTCATGCTGAAATTCAAAAACATGGCAACCATGAACCGCGCGAAGAACCTCTGGTACGAACGCAAAGGCCCCGAAATGCGCCTGAACCCGCGTGGCTACAAGGAAACCCAAATTTACGAGGCCAACATCCCGCCCCTGCTGCGATACTTCCACATCAAGGACATCAGCCCATCCGGCTGGGTCAAGGTCAAAGGTGAGCCCATCGAATCCAACAAGCAGACCACGTGCCAGTTTGAATACTCCGTTGGACACAAAGACGTTGTTCCACAGCCGGAAAAGGAAACCCTGGTTCCCTACAAAATCATGAGCTTTGACATTGAGGCCAGCAGCAGCCACGGCGATTTTCCCGTCCCCATAAAAACCTACAAAAAGCTCGCCGCCAACATTGTGGACGCGTGTTTGAGGGACACCGTTAATGCGGCAACCAAATCCGAAGTGCATCGCATGATTCGCACGGCATTCCACGACACGAAAACCCAGGCGTTGTTCACGTTGCACGAAGACATTGACCGGATTTACACCAAGACGGTTCCCGCGCCGGAACGCTTGGATGCCATGTTCGAACGCATGTGGTCCACGCCGGTTCAAACGCTGGTGGAAGAGGCCGACCCGGAGGTCATGCAAGCCAACACCATTGAGCGCATGTTTGAAAAAATGAAAGCAGAAGCCTTGGCGGAAGGGGATGATGCCGATGACGACGACGAAGGCGATGCAGAAGATGGTAGAAGCGTGTTCACCACCGCAACGGCACAGCCCGCTTGGACAAAACCAAAGGCCGCTGCATCTGCATCATCATCTGCATCATCATCTGCATCATCAAGCGCCTGTTCCATTTCAGAGATGTTGCGTTCCTCCGCGCTGGACCGCGAAACGAAAATCAACCACATGAACGATGCGCTCATGGCCGTGTTCCCACCAGTGGAGGGCGACAAAGTCACGTTCATCGGCTCCACGTTCCTGCGATACGGCGAAGACCGCCCTTATTTGAATCACTGCCTGGCCCTCGGCACGTGCGACTCCGTGCCCGGCGCACAAATCGTCAGCTGCAAAACCGAGCGCGCGCTGCTTCAAGCCTGGACGCAGCTCGTGCAACGCGAGGACCCCGACATCATCATCGGCTACAACATCTTCGGGTTTGACTACAACTTCATGTTTCACCGTGCCTTGGAAAACCACGTGGAGGATGAATTTCTGAAGCTGTCGCGCAATGCCGACGAGTTTTGCGGCAAGCGCGATTTCAAAACCGGGCGTGTCAGCATTGAAGAAACCAGCATCGCCCTCGCCAGTGGCCAGTACGACCTGCACTACATCGGCATGCCCGGTCGTCTTCAAATCGACATGTACAACTACTTCCGCCGCGACTACAACCTCACGTCTTACAAGCTCGACTACGTGGGTTCCTACTTCATCGGCGACGATGTGAAATCAATTGAGCACCGCGCGGACGCCGACGTCGCGTGCACCCGCATTTTCAGCAAGAATCTCACGGGGCTCGAGTCCGGCAACTACATTGAGTTGGAGGAGACCGGCCATTCAACCGACCCCTACAAGGACAGCCAAAAATTCCAGGTTGTCGCCATTGACCGCAGCGCCGGCCACTTTGAAATCCTCGGGCACGAGACGCCCGACATGAAGAAGCACGTGCGTTGGGGCGTGTCCAAGGACGACGTCACGCCGCAGGACATTTTCCGCATGACGAACGAAGGCCCCGGGCCGCGCGCCGTCATTGCCAAATACTGCATTCAGGATTGCAACCTCGTGCACCATCTCATGAAGAAGGTGGACGTCATCACCGGTTACAACGAGATGGCCAAGATTTGCAGCGTGCCCATCAGCTTCCTGGTCATTCGTGGCCAGGGCATCAAGCTGACGAGCTACATGGCCAAAAAATGCCGCGAGAAAAACACGCTCATGCCCGTCATCGACAAGGGTCCGTCGGGCGAGGGCTACGAGGGCGCAATCGTGTTGCCGCCAAAGCGCGGTCTCTACCTGGACAACCCCGTGGCCTGCAACGATTACTCGTCGCTGTATCCATCATCCATGATCAGCGAGAACTTGTCCCACGACAGCAAAGTGTGGACCAAGGAATACGACCTGGACGGCAACATGATTCGCGAGACGGGCGAAAAAGACCCCAAAACCGGGCAGCACATTTACGACAACCTGCCCGAGTATGGCTACGTGGACGTGGAATACGACACCTATCGCTGGAAGCCCAACGCCCGTGGCAAGATGGAGAAGCACCTCAGTGGAAAGAAAGTGTGCCGGTTTGCGCAGTTCAAGGACGGCACGAAGGCCATTCTGCCGTCCATTCTGGAAGAGCTGCTCGCCGCGCGAAAATCCACGCGCAAGCTGGCGGAGCAGCAGTCCGACCCCTTCATGGCCAACGTGCTGGACAAGCGACAGCTCGCTTACAAGGTCACCGCAAACTCCCTTTATGGACAATGCGGTGCCAAGACCAGTTCGTTCTATGAAGTGGATGTCGCGGCATCCACCACCGCCACGGGGCGTAAGCTGTTGACGTATGCCAAGCGCATGGTGGAGGAAGTGTATGGCAACACCGACTGCCAAACGAGCAAATATGGCATCGTGCACACACGTGCGGAGTATGTATATGGTGACAGTGTGGCGGCATACACCCCAGTGTATGTTCGATTTGGTGGCGTCATTGATGTGTGTCCCATTGAAACACTTGCAGAAAAATATGGCGCGAATCCGAATGAATGGTCCGACTGCAAAGAAGATGGAAAACAAACCAAGCAGGTTTGCGAAATGATGTGCGGCGTGGAAACGTGGTCGGAAAAGGGATGGACCCGACTTCATCGCGTAATTCGCCACGTTCTTGCCCCTCACAAAAAAATGATGAGAATCGTGTCTCATACCGGAATTGTTGACGTCACGGACGATCATTCTTTGATTCTCTCAAATGGCGAAGAGATTTCACCAAAAAATGTGGAGATTGGAACAAAATTGTTGCATTGTGCGTTGCCGCAGCCCACCATGCACAGTGTGTCCGATGAAATCACAATTGAACAAGCCAGAGTCATGGGAGTCTCATTTGCTGCAGACAATGATGAAAAAAAAATCATACCAACAAGCATCCTCAACAACACAAGAGAAGTGCGTGAAAGCTTTTGGAACGGCATGTTCATGGATGAAGACAAAAATGGATTTATGAGAGATTCAGCTATTGAAAAGGAGGGGGCAAGGGGGAACACTTGGTTCCCCCGTATTGACCAAAAAAATCAAATCAGCGCTGCATGCATATGTTTGTTGGCTCAAAGTCTTGGATGGAAAACATCATTGAACACGCGTTCAGACAAGATGGACATTTATAGAGCGACAATGACAACCGGTGTTCAGAGAAAATGTCCCGACTCTGTGAAGAAAATAATACCATTGCCGGTTGTGGAGAATCAATGTGTTTATGATTTGACTACCGACAATCATCATTTTGCGGCTGGAATTGGAAACATGATTGTTCACAACACTGACTCTGTATTCTACACGTTCAATTTGTCAAACAAGGACGGCACACCCATTCGCGGCAAGCAGGCGCTGGAAATCACGATTGAGCTCGCGCGCCAGGTGGGCGACATGGCCTCCGCGTTCCTCAAGGCACCGCACGGGTGGGTGTATGAAAAGACGCTCATGCCATTCGGTTTATTACAGAAGAAGCGCTACTTCGGCATCTTGTATGAGACGGACCCAAACAAGGGCAAGCCGAAAAGCATGGGCATCGTGTTGCGTCGGCGCGACAATGCGCCCATTGTCAAGGACGTGTATGGCGGTCTCATCGACATTCTCACGAAAAAGCAGGACCTGGAGGCGGCGGTGCATTTCGTGCGCGAGTCGCTGCAGTCCCTCGTGGACGAGCGCGTGCCCATGGACAAGCTCATCATCACAAAGTCACTGCGTTCCACTTACAAAAACCCGCAGCAAATTGCGCACAAGGTGCTGGCGGACCGCATGGGCAAACGCGACCCCGGCAACAAACCGAGTTCGGGCGACCGCATTCCCTTCGTTTATATCCACAACGCGGACAAGAAGGCGCTGCAGGGGGAACGCATCGAGACGCCGGACTACATTCGGGCCAAGCGTCTGAAACCGAATTACTCGTTTTACATCACGAACCAAATCATGAAGCCGGTTGCGCAGCTCTTCGGCCTCGTGCTGGAACAAATGGCGGCGTTTCGGCGCAAGAAGGCGCGCTTCTTGGAAGAGCTGGAATCGGTGAGAAGCAACTGGACGGACACCGATGACAAGCTGCAGAAGAAGCTGGACGACCTGCGCTTCCGCGAAGTGAAGGAGCTCATATTTGACGACTACTTGCGCCAGGCAGACAACATGGCGAAATCAAATAAGAGCATAACTGAGTTCTTCAAAACTAGTGTTAAAAAATAGTAAAACTAGTAAACGCATATGTTGCATGAAGCAGATAAAATTATTTACGATAATGCGAACGATTTATAATTCTTTTTTTGTGCATTTTTTTTAGTGTTTTGCGAGATTTTGATTTGTTTGTATTTGTGCGTCTTTTTATTCCACCACCAAAATCAATTATTGAATCTTTTGAACCTTTTGAACTTCTTGGACTGTGCATGACTGCAAGTTCCGCCGGGTCAGAGCTTGGAACATGTCTGCAACCAATAAACACAACATACACTTTTTCATCTCCAGAATATTTGCGAATTCTATGAAAGAGTTCATCTGAACGAAGGGGGGCATGTCCAGTTGTCACTGTTTTGTGGTCATAAAACCCATGTTGCATGGATTCAATCGCATTGTAAATTAAATAAATGGTCAGTTTATCTATCCGCTTTGACATCCTTTTCAAATTAAAAATTATGGCTTCGAACACTTTATCATCGGGGAGTTTCCCATTATACACCTCTTTCATCATTTGTTGAATGCGTGGGCTGCTCAAAATTATTGCCACTATGTCACTGCGCCACATTTCCACATCTGCAATGTCATAAGAACAAAATATATCTATCGGTAGTCTAAATTGAATTGCACTTTTATACTGTTCTCGATTTTTATGCAAATCATCAATGTCTGCTTCGACAATTCGGCCACCGGACTGTTGTATAATTGATTGTTTATCTGGACACTTAATAAACCCCTGTCCAGGCATCAACCTTTTTTCAATGTCAATTATAACTCTATCTTTGTCGGTTGTTTCACGATACAATTGCATGCCAGGATTGACGTTTGGTACAAGAATGGCGTCGCTCACATCCACACCGGTTTGATTGTCCAGAGAAAATTCATATATGGCTGAATGCACAAAACCACCTGGGAGAAAACACATTTGCACTGTCATTTCTGTTTCATGCTTTCTTTGTCTAAATTGACACGGAGGTTGTGGTTGGCCATGATGAGTTGCAAACACCATTCCTGTGTGTCGCAATTGGGACAACACCCTCATTACATCTGAATCCGTTGGTAGAACACGAGATGGGAAGCCACGAATGTCATTCGGACCAAACCGATTGAACAGGCTTCTGAACATCTCAGTTGGAATGCGTCCATCTCTCAAATGAATTGTTTGGTTCAACTGGGACAAAGTGGCGACTGTCATATTTTGTGGAAGTTCCCTTCGTTCAATGGGATGTATCACGTGGGAATGGTTCACCACAATAAATAATTTAGTGTAAGATTCAACCGGACATGGTGCGACAGACATTGAAACGTTGTCTTACATAATGCAATTTATTATTTTATTATTTCATTTCATTGTTTCATTGGTTCATTGTTTCATTTAATCAACATCGTCGATGTTTCTCGGACCATTTGCCGACGGTCGATTCGTCAAATCAAACGAAAACACAATCGAATCGTCATTCACTGCATTCAATTCAAATCCAGGAAGATTTTCGCGGTTTCGCAGTAATTCATTGTAAAATGTGTTGATGTCAATGTCCGATTCAAGAGGAATGCTTATGCCGCGCCGTGTTGTGGCAGGCGCAGTGGAGGGAGCAGTGGCAGGCGCAGTGGAGGGAGCAGGAACAGGAGCAGTGGAGGGAGCAGGAACAGAATCAGGAACAGAAGAACTCCTTAAATTGTGTCTGCACGTGGGACATGTGTTATTCACTCGCAGCCACCGATGCAAGCTGTTGTAATTGAATATGTGACCGCAGTGCCGAACGCGCGCAACTCGCTGAGTCGGTTCAAACGCATCTTGAGTTATTGAACATATCGTGTTCAATGGACTCGGAATGTCTTGAAATTGTGCAAATTCTTCAACTCTCTCATCCAACTCTGCCTGCGTGAGCCTTGGTTCTTCGGGTTGATACAACATTCCCATTAGCGCATTCACAATGTTGTTTTCCAGGGTTGTTCTCAACGGTGGAGTTCTTTGATGACTTCTCCATGCATTCATTGGTTGTTGATGGTATGTTTGGGTTGGCGGTTGATTCCAATGGTATGATTGGTATGATTGGTGTGATTGGGTTGGTGGCTGTTGTGGTTGTGGTTGTGGCTGTTGTGGCTGTTGTGGTTGTGGCTGTTGTGGTTGTGGCTGTTGTGGCTGTTGTGGCTGTTGTGGCTGTTGTGGCTGTTGTGGCTGTTGTGGCTGTTG